CAAATGGTTGCACTTGGGGCGCAATTGATTTCTGAAGGTGGAGGAGCCGAAACAGCGGAAGCAGTCAGGACTAAAAAAGCCGCTGATACTTCAATGTTATCAATTATTGGTATTAATGTTTCCAATGGATACACAAAATCTTTAGGTTGGATTGCAAGATTTTTAAAAGTCGATTTTAAAGGTGAATATCAGTTAAATAGCAATTTCTTTGACAGTAAATTAACTCCACAGGAGCGGCAACAGATTGTTGTTGAATGGCAATCTGGTTTATACCCTGTCAGAATTGCAAGGGAGCAGTTGCAAGCAGCTAAGGTGATTTCCAGTGATGAAGATTTGGGGGTATTGCAAGTAGAGGTTGATGGGGAATTGCCCGGTGTTGATTTGGGCGATGAATAATGCCAACCGCACCAGAACAATTAAAAAATATTGAAATCAGAAATCAGGTTTTTCTTGAAGGGTTGAAAGAAGGTGAACACCGAAAATTTGCTAAGTTTCTGCGTGATTTATCGTTGCAATTAATCAAAAGGTTAGAATCTGAAGGTCAGACAATTCAAACCAAACGTAGATTACAAATTTTACTTGCTGATTTTAATGAGATTCAGAATTTGATTTATTCTGAATATACTGATTTATTAACTGATGATCTTGAAAAAACAACTATTGATCAGGCCGATTTTGAAGCTGAAGCATTGAGTAGAACGGTGAAAAATTTTGATTCTGTTTTACCTGCACCTGCACAATTATTAACAGCTTCCAGAATAATCCCAATGTCGGTACAGGGATTGACTAGTAAACCTTTGTTGAAACCGTTCATTAAAGATTGGACTACTGACAGCATTAACAGAGTAAATACCGTTATTCAACAAGGGTTTGCGCAGGGTAAGACCGTTAATCAAATGAGTTTGGAGATTAGAGGCACTAAGCAGCAGAAATTTAAAAACGGTGTACTGGGTAAGATTAACCGTGATAATCGGGCTATTGTTCGCACTTCTGTACAGCATGTCGCAAGTGTAGCCCGTACTGAGACGATGAGACAAAATAGCGATGTGGTTAAAGGGTATGAATGGGTTTCAACTTTGGATAGTCGTACTAGTTCACAATGTAGGGGTCTGGATGGTAGAACGTTTGATATTGGTGTGGGACCATTGCCACCAATTCATGTAAATTGTCGATCAACGACGGTGGCAGTTTTAGATGATCGGTTTGATTTTTTAGATAAAGATGCCAAACGTCCGGCAGTTGGTGAAAAAAAGATTGGACAAGTTGCCGCAGATAAAACATACTATGAATGGTTTACAACTGAATCTGCGAAATTTCAAAATTCCGTGATTGGAGTTAATAGAGGTAAATTGTTACGAAACGGTGGTTTAACTGCTGAACAATTTGCACGATGGAGTTTGGATAAGAATTTTCAACCGTTGACACTTGATGAAATGAGAGTGAAACGACCAGAAGTATTTGAAGAAGCTAATATTTAGTGATAAAGAATACGTATTTATTTTTATGACCCCCTGTGAGTTAAGATGTTTGAATTAATGTAAGTAGTATCTAATATCGGCGATAGTTTAATGATAAGGAGTACCGGTGATCACACCGGATTATACTGGTTCAACTCTAGTCGTTGAATATGTTAGGTACTGCTTGCATTAATATTCGTTATAAATTGGAGTTATTGAAATGAAGCTTGAAGGAATAGAAGGACTTACAGACGCACAGAAAAAAATAATCATTAAAGAGTATGGTTTGAGTGTTTCTGAGTTGGAAAAGAAGTATAATGAATTGTTGGCAGACACAAAGAAAAACAGTAATGATAAAAAAGAACAAGATGAAAAGGTTAAGAAGGATCAAGAGAAAGTAGACGCTGATAAAATTCGTAGTGCTAGTAGTCTTGACGAAATGAAAAATCTTCTTAAAGAACGGGATGCAAAAACACAACAACTTGAGCAACGTATCCTTGATGGTGAAAAGAAACGGGTAGATGTTGAAAACTCCCGTACTGTTGATATTTTCGTTGATAAGTTCATCAATACTAATGTAGTTAATGATCCTTTAATTCGTGGTGCTATTAAAGACAGAATTTCAACTCGCCTTGGTGTTCGAGATGGTAATATTGTTGAATTGAACGGTTCTGAATTAACGGGTAAAACTGGTGATCAAGTTTTATCTGAAATTAAAGCCGATAAGGGTTATAGTAACCATTTGATTGCAAATAGTGCTAAAGGTGGTGGGTCTACTGGAGGTAGTGGTAGTAGTGCTGGTGTTGTTGATAAGACAATGAGTAGGGCTGAATTTAATTCTACTCCTTCTTCACAGGTTGCTAGTTTCATTCGTGATGGTGGCAATGTAGTTGATTAAATCAAATAATTTAAAAGGATTTCCATTGTGTCGGCAAATACACTTACCGGATTAATTCGTGTCATCTATCGAAATTTAGATGTTGTTTCACAAGAGGCTGTGGGTTATGCACCTTCTGTTTCTCGTGATGCAGAAGCCTCAAGAGCTGCTCTTAATCAGGTTATCACCATTAACCGTACCCCTCCTGCCGTTGTAAAGAATATTACGCCATCAATGCAGACAACAGAAGCTGCTGGGGTAGTGATGGATCCTGTTAGTATGGCAATCACTAAATCTCGTGCTGTAGCATTACCGTGGCGGGGAGAGGAAATTCTTTCTCTTCAGGCTCCTGGACCAGGACACAATACGATTCTTGATGATGAGATTCAACAGGCATTTCGTGCTTTGCGGAATGAGATTGATGTTGATTTAGCAACAGAAATTAAAAATACGGCATCTAGGGCTATTGGTGCAGCGGGAAGTACTCCTTTTAACAATACTATTAATGAATCAGCCGATGCACTAAAAGTCATGATTGACAATGGTGCTCCACAAACTGATTTACAAATGGTCATTAATTCAACTGCCGGGGCACAATTACGGAAAAATACCCAGTTGACCAAAGTAAATGAAGCTGGTACAGATCAAACTTTACGTAACGGCTTATTGTTGAATTTGAACAGTTTTCAGATTCGGGAATCTGCTGGTGTTCAAACTACACCCATTGGTACTGGTTCTGGTTATGTTACTGATACTCCCGCCGCTGCAACTTTACCAATTGGAACTACTGATATCCATGTTGATACTGGAACAGGTACTGGTGTTGCTGGTGATGTTGTTACTTTTGCGGGTGATACAAATAAATACATTATTGCGACTGGGTTTGCCGGGGATGGGGATTCTGACCTTGTTATTGCTGCTCCTGGTTTACGTGAGACTCTAGCTGATGGTGTTGCAATGACCATTGGTAGTCTTGCGGTTCAAAATTCATTTTTCAGTCGCTCGGGTGTCATTCTTTTAAATCGATTACCTGCATTACCTGGTGGTAGAGATATGGCAACAGATCGATTTGTCATTACTGATTCCAATAATAATTTAGTTTTTGATATTGCGTTGTATCTTGGATACCATATGGCGCAATGGGAAATTGGTACTTCTTGGGGTGTTAAGAATATCAAACCAGAGCATACCGGTACATTACTTGGATGATTATAAACAGTTAGTTTTAAGTTGATAATATTAATACCAACTGTTTATAATTTGACAGTTGGTATTTTTTTTTTTTAATTTAGATTGGAGTTTCTATCATGCGTTGCCCAACAGAAGATATTGATATCGATGGTCATAAAGTTACAGTTAACACCTGTGATTTTGATGCTGAAACTATGAGGCGGTGGGATTATTCAGAGTCTAAAGTCACAAATAAATTAACACCATCAGCACCACCACCACTAACACCATCTTTAAAATAGGGTGGGTTTAAATGGCACTTGATAAAAATGATAGTATCTCTCAGGTTAATAATTTATTTCCAGATAATACTAGTGGTGAAATAACCCCTGAAGATCAACGTGTTGTGTCAACTAATGCCATTTCTTCTAATTTAAATATTGAAGAAACCACAGATCAAGTTATTAAAAGTAATTTTGAAACTGAGAAGCAATTAATTAAGCACGCTCCTGGCTGGCGGGATATGTTTGGTAGTTTTACAAATGCTAAAATTACAGGTACCAACGAGCCAACTTGGACTAAGGTTGTTGATGATGGTGCTGGGTCTACTGGGGTTTATGCGTATGCTTTTTCTCCCACTGTTTTAAACGAATTGTGGGTGATGTTTCAGGTTGATCATGATTTTGCGATAGGAACAGCATTTTACCCGCATATCCATTGGTTGCCAGATAATGTAGATACTGGTGTTGTTAGATGGGGTATTGAATGGTCAGCAGCACAAAGCCATAGTCAAGATGTTTTTGGAAATACATTCACTATATTTATTGAAGAAACTGCCCCGGGTGTTATAAATCAGCATATGCTTGCAGAAGTTGCCGATCCGGGAATAACGGTCCCTGGCGCAGAACCGGGCATGATAATTTTAGCTAGGGTATTTCGTGATGCAACGCACGCTAATGACACGTTTACTGGTAATGCAATCGGTTTAAATCTTGACGCACACTTCCAAGTAGATAGGGATTCAACTTTGAATAAAGAACCTCCTTTTTACACATGACGATTATCGTTGAAGATGGTTCTAATATTGCAGGTGCAAATAGTTACGTATTGTTGGTTGATGCAAGGGCTATATTAAACCTATTGGGTCAAGATCTAAATTCGGTTGATACAATAGCAGAACAGCAAATTTTGAATGCAGCTCGTTATATTGAAGCTTTCCGACAAAGTTTTAAGGGTTGGAAGAGGAATGGTACTCAATCTATGCAATGGCCCCGGCTTGGAGTTGTAATTGATGGTATTTCTATTGACTCTAATATTATTCCTCAAGACTTGATTGATGCCCAAGTATTTGCGGCTTATGAGTACGCACAGGGGCAAATTTTACAACCATCTTCACCAAACCAATCGGTAGCCTCTGAAGAGGTTGTAGGGGCTGTTAAAGTGTCCTATTTTGATACTGGGTCTATTGATGGCTCACCGGCTTTAGTTAGGGTGAACGATTCGCTAAATCCTTTGCTGAAATCCGGTGGTTTCACTATGTTTGGTATGAGAGGGTGAGTAAAGCAGTTAAATTTCAGAATACTGCAACTCGTTTATTGACGAAATTTGATGAACGAACATTAGGTGTAGATTCTATTCAATTGGAACAAATCTCAGTGAGTTTCAATACTGAAACTGGAGAAAATGAACAGGGTTTCCCTGTTATTACTGATTTATCTGGTGTCTCTGTTGGATTTGGTAGAGAGTATACCAATGGGAATAATGCTAATGGGAATACGGTACAAACTGGTGATCAATTATTAAAAATCACTAGTGCGATTGAACCTTTTATGGGTGATAAAATATTGATTGATGGATTAGAATATTCAATTGTTAGTATTTCTCCGTCACGGTACACAAACAAGACTATATTATACACTGTGCATATTCGGCGATGAATTATGGGTAGATTTTCAGACCAAATCAGACAATTTAACATTGATTTTTCTAATCTGTCCGATGAAGTTTTTAGAGTGACGGTTATCAAATTTTTTGGTCAAATAGTCCAAGCGTCCCCAGTTGATACCGGAAGGTTTCGAGCTAATTGGTTTGCGACAATTTCTAGACCGTCAACGAAAGTTGAGTTGAATTCAGAAAAATCAGAAAATGAAGTAAATAAACGTATTGAGCGTAAAGTGAATGGGGTAAGAAACCCCTGTGTTTTTTGGTTGACTAATAATCTTCCTTATTCTGAGGTTATAGAATTCGGTGGTTATTCTAAATCGGTTAAATTGGAAACGCTCCTAAGAAACGAAAAAAATCCTAATACGCCAACTAGGAGAACCGTCAATGGGTTTTCTCTACAAGCACCCCAAGGTGTGGTTAGAATCACAGCTAAGAGGTTTTCTAGAATCTTCAATGAAAATGCAAGAAGACTTAATAGATTGTAAAATTTTATAAAGTGGATGGTGTCGGCATGTCAATAGATGAAACAAATCCTGTTGATATAATTTTCAATAAAGATGGGACGAAGTTATTTGTAG